GAGGCTGAGGACATTCCCCAGCAGTACGACCCTCAACTCATGTCCGTCGTCAAAGCTTTGATTGGTCAAGCTCTGATGAAGGTCAAGGCCCCTTCGCAGCCACAGGGCTTTGCCAAGGGCGGCATTGCAAGCTTGAAGAAGCAGGCCGAGAACGTCGCATCTGCTGGTCGCAAGGGCGACTCCATGCTTGCGCACATCACGCCGTTTGAGGCGACGATGCTGAAGCGCATGGGCGGCAGCGGCACGATCAACCCCAAGACAGGTCTTCCGGAATACTTCCTCAAGGCTCTTGGCAACATTTTCAAGATCGGTGCGCAGATCGTCGGCGCGGCCATCCTCACCCCCTTCGTCGGCCCTATCGCTGCGGGCGCTATCGTCAGTGGTGCCTCTGCCCTTCTGTCCGGGGCCAAGCCTGCGGATGCTTTGAAAAGCGCTTTGATTGGCGGCACTCTTGGCGGCATCACCGCCGGGTTCAGTGGGTCCGGCAGCTTCATGGACAACGCCTTTGCGGGTGGCTCTCTGTTTGGCAGCGGCCCAGCCCAGTCACCTTTGCTTGACTGGATGAAGTCTACGTCTCTTGGCAGCTCTCTTCTCGGCAACTTGCCGGGGGGTGCAGCCGGGGCAGGAGAAGCAGCGGCAGGGGCAGCGGGCAATGTTCCAATGCCCCCAGACCGTGCGGCCCTCTTTGGCGCAGAAGAAGCTGCGGCCCGTGCAACAGCCTCTAACACTGCGGCTGCGGCCCTTAAGCCTGAGGTTACGGCTCCCTCCATGTTCTCTAAAGAAGGTCTCGCAAAGCTTTGGGGGGACTACAAGATTCCCATCATGCTTGGCGGTGGCGCAGCCCTTATTGGCTTGAGCCAGTCCCAAAAGGAAAACATTAAGCCCAGCATGATCAAAGGTCCGACCGGCAGCGAACTCCTTGCAAAGGAACCCGGCACTTACGGTTTTAACCCCGCCAACTTTGCTCAGATTACCCCGGCTTCTCCAACTCCGGTCTTCCCCGGCGGCAACTATGTTGCTCCGACGGTTCCAGCTAGCTATGCCCCTGTCTTTGACTATGGCAAAGTTAGGTATCCGACGGCGGGCATTATGAATGCCAAGGTCGGTGGTCACATCAACGGTCCCGGCAACGGAACAAGTGATTCCATCCCTGCTCGCCTCAGCGACGGTGAGTTTGTGATGACGGCGAAGGCCGTGCGTGGCGCTGGTCAGGGTGATCGCATGAAGGGCGCTCGCAAGATGTATGAGCTAATGCACAAGTTTGAACGGATGGCGTGACCATGGCCGAGACAACAGTCCAAGAACAGATAGTCCGCGAAGCCCCAGAGATCGAAGCCTATAAGCTTGGTCTCTTGAAGCTTGCCAAGGAGCGCGCGGAAGTCCCTGTCAGCATTCCGACAATGCGTGCCGCGGAAATGACACCGCAGCAGATTCGCGCTTTGGAACTATCTGGCACGGGCATTGGCTCCTACGTCCCTTATATGCAGGCCGCAGGTCAGGCCTTTACCAAAGCCGCAGAAGGTTACGGCGGTCTGCCGCAATATGGTCAGGCTGGCATGGAGACGGCAGGAGGCTACGGTCAACTGGCTGCCACTCTTGGTGCGGCGGGTGCGCAAGGCTATAACCCATTGTCTGCGCTTGCTTTCATGAACCCGTATCAAGAAGCCGTCACGCAACGCGCTGTTGCTGAGATGGGCCGTCAGGCGGCTATCCAGCAGCAGGGTCTGTCGGCACAGGCTGTTAAAGCGGGTGCGTTTGGTGGCAGCCGTGAAGGCGTGCAGCGGGCCGAGCTTGGTCGTAATCTGGCCGACATCCAGTCTAAGCGCATCTTGGAAGATTACTTCGCCAACTACAGCCAAGCGCAACAGGCGGCGATGAACGCCTTTGCTAACCAACAGGCTCGCACTCAGGCGGCGGGCAACCTTGCTCTTGGAGCCGGGCAGCTTGGTCTTCAGGGCGCTACGCAAGCAGGGCAGTTGCAGCAGGCCAGTGCGGCTGGTATTGGCACGCTTGGTCAACAGACCGCGGCCCTTGGTCAATTGCAGTCCGGTCTCCAGCAGGGCGACGTCTCGTTTCTTTATAACATCGGCGCGCAGCAGCAGGCCAACCGCCAGAAGGAACTGGATGCAGCACGCCAGACAGCGTTGCAGACGGCTTACGAGCCGTTCCAGCGTATCTCGTTCCTGTCGGACATCTACAAGGGTGCGCCGTCGTCTCAGCAAACGATCAGCCAGACGACCGCCCCCTCACCCTCCCTTGTCTCTCAGGTCGCAGGTCTCGGCACCGCCGGGCTTGCCGCCTACAACTTGGCGAAGCTTTGAGCCATGGCTTACAACGATCCCGTCCTTCAACGCTCCATGTTCCAGAAGCAAGCGCAGTCGTCTGCGCTCGCCCCCGCCGTCGGCCTTGGCGGCGGTATCGGTTCCATGTCGACGCCGGATCAAAACGCCCAAGCCCTACGGTCCATGTTCGCGCCGACGGTCGATATCGCTGGCCCGTCGCAAATGATTCAACAGCCGCAGCAGCCTGTGCAGTCGTTTCAAGAAGGCGGCTTGGCCGAGCCGACAACAACGATGCCCGGTAGCGCAGCAGCCCGTGCCGCAGCGCGTCGTGCTCAGGCCGCAGCAGAACTTGAAGCGCGAGCCGCCAGTGAAACTGGACCCGGAATTGGCACCAAGCTTGGCGCAGCGGCTCTTGATCTGGCAACATTACCGTATCAATTTGGCGCAGGCTTCTTTGGTAAAGAACCGACATCCTTGACCCCGTTTTACGATGAATGGGTCCGCCGTCCCCGTGGTCAGACCGGAACTGCCCCTGCAAGTCCGGCTCAGAAAGCTGGTGCGGCCTTTGGTGACGTCATGGCGTCTCCGGCTCCTGTCGTCCAGAAGATCGGCAGCATGATTGATCCGCAGGAAATCTCTCCTCCGGAAAGCTACAGCCCTCGCTTTGACGTTTTGCGTCGTGGCGAACAACAACGTGCCGCAGAAGGCGCTGGCGTTGGGTCATTAAACGTGGCTCGTATGCTTGACAAAGACCGAGCAGAAGAAAATGTTTTGTCGCTTGCTCGCCCTCCCGCAGCAGAGAAAAAAGAGCCCTCCATCGAGACCAATCTTGACAACATCCGTGCCAAGCGCGAAGCCACTGCGGCGGAACGATCCGCTGCCGAGCGTCGCGAGAACGCCCTGTTGGCCTTGATGCAGGCGGGCTTTGCCATTGCCGGGGGCCGTAGTCCAAACGCCATCAGCAACATTGGTGCGGGCGGTCAAGCAGGCATTGCAGCCTTTGCTTCGATGGAACGTGCCCGTCGCGAAGACGAATCCTTGCGCCGCCGCGAACAGTTGCAGCTTGATATCGCCAAGATGCAACTGGATAAGGACCCAGAGGCTGTCCGAACATACGCTATCCTTGGCGGGTGGACCCCGGACAAGGGTCGGGAGGCTTATCAGCAAGCGGTCCAACGCGGCTTTAACATTTCCCAAAGCAAGGAAGGTCCGAAGCTGGCCACCACCATCCTCAACAACCCGCTACTTCAGGGTATTTATTCGCAAGACGACCTCAAAAAGCTTGCGGACTACGCCAAAGAAGGCATTCTTGGCATGGGTGGTTCAGGCGGTACTGCCGCCCTTCCGACTGTTCGCCTTTCCCCAAATCAAGGCCAAAGATAAGGGTACAGGATTATGCCCATCTACGAGGTTGACGCTCCAAACGGGAAAACATACCGAGTGGAGGGACCGGAGAACGCACGACCTGAAGACATTGGCCGTTCGTTCATGGTCAACCTCTACCCCGGCATCCTTGAAAGTGAGAAACCAAAGCCGGAACGCGGCATTGGCCAACTTCTTACAGACGCAGCAAAACGCGGCGCGGCGGGGATTGGAGTCAAGCTCGGAGACGAGCTTCCGGCTTATGCCGCCAGAGTGGCACAGCGCGGTTTGGAAGGGTTGGGGGCAGAAACGCTTGCCGGGATGGCCGGAAGTTACGCTGATAGACAGCTTAGGGAGGCTGCGCAAAGCGAACTTGAAATTGCGAGAAAATATCCTCAGGAGTTTAAAAGCTTTGAGGATGTATCGGGCCCTGTATCGGGTGCCCGCTATGCGGCAGAGGCGTTTGGCGAAAGCCTTCCCTCCCTTGGCTATAGTGTTGCAGGTGGTGCGGCCATTGGTGCTGGTCTAGGCGCGGCTCTTGGCCCAGCCGGTGCCGCAGCCGGTGCTGTTGCTGGCGGCGCTACAGGGGCCGTTCGCTCTCTTCTTACTTCCGCAGCGGCAAGAACAGCCCTTGGAACCTATCTTACTTCTGGAACCCTAACCGTTCCGGAAGCTTATTCTACTATTTTGAGAGAGACGGGAAGAGAAGAACTTGCGGCATCTTTTGTTGCTGGTTCCGTCAATGCGGCATTAGATGCCGTTGTTCCAACCTCGATTGCAAACAAGTTAACGGGGCGTACAAAACAAGCCTTGTACGAGTCTATCTCAAAGAGACTTGGGATAGGATTTGCAGAAAGTGCTGCGATGGAGGGCTTGACCGAAGGCATGCAGGAAGCCGTTAACAAGGCTGCTGTTTCTTTTGTCGACGAGAACAAAGAGTTCTTCACTTCGGAGAATTGGAAACAGGTTCTTGACAGCGCACTTCGTGGTGCCATTGGCGGTGGTCCTGTGGGAGCGATTGCACGGGGTGTTTCCGGCAGCGCCGCACCTCAAGAAGCACCGCCCACGGCCCCCGGAACAGAGGCACCTCCGCCTGCCGCAGGTCCGCTCTCTCCGACGGACACGCCGGAGCAACGGGCTGTTCGCGAGGATCCGGAAACCATCGCTCTGCTCACCAATCTTAACTATCAGCCCAGTGAGATTGGGTCTCTTCCGTTCGACGTCTTGCAGGACATCATCGCCAATAAGATTCCGGCGGAAGAGTTCTTCAAGAAAGCACAGGCGCAACCTAAGCCCAAACCCGCAGAGGAAGGCCCTGTAACTGGGACAGAAGCTCCTTTGGTTGCGGAAGGTGCCCCGCTGTCTCCAACGGCAGAGCAACCCGCTGCACCGGAAACCCCGACACAAGTCGAGATGTTTCCGGAAATGCCCCCGATTCCTGCCGCAGGTGCAGCCCCAACGGAGGCTCCGGCACAAGCCCCTGTTGCAGAACAACCCAGCCAACAAGGGGAGCTTCCGTTTACGGAGACAAAACCTCTTTATGACCTGAAGCCGTCTGAGCTTCCGACATATGATCTCCCCAAGGGTCTTGCTGGAGCAAAGACGCCGTTCAATTATCAAGGCACAAAGTTTGATTTGTCGTTTGCTAACGGCATCGACAAAGCATTGTACATTACGTCAGGGGCTGTGAAATCAAAGAGCGACGAGAAGTATCGCCAGTTCTTGCGCGACAAGGGGTTCGTCGATAGCGAGATCGACTCCTTTGGTAAGATGCTTCGCAACAACATCAAGATCTATTTAATGGATCTTACGGTACAAGCTGGGTCAAAGGGTGGGGTGATCCCTATTGATTTCATGCGCAATATTGTACCAACCGGATATGCCAGCATCCTTGAGACAAAGGGCGTGACCGTTAAACCTACGCCTGCTCCTCTCGCTGCTCCGTGGCAGACGCAATACTTTGGCCCGTTGACCGAGCAAGGTCCGTCCCCAGAGACGGAGTTCGAGACGTTTGACCTTGACGGCGAGATGAAGCCTGTCCCCGTTCCGTTGTCCTTGGTCACAAGTAAGACTATCCCGGCCACGATGACTAACATTGGGGATCAACTTAACGCCCTTATCCCCGGCGTCGTTGATGTTATTCGCACGATCCACGCAAACCTTTACCCCGGAACAAAGCTGGAGATCCGTCCCTCGACAGACGGCAACGCATTTGCCAGCTATACGCCTATCTTCACTCTTCCGGGTGAGAAAACTTTGTTGCGCATCAATGTTAACATGAAGGCGTTTGAAGAAAACTTTAACGGGGCTAAAGACAAGCAACAATACTTGCTTAAAACCTTGTTCCACGAACTGTCGCATCCACTTCAGTACACGCTTTTGAACGCGGTTGATCAGGCGACTTTTGACTCTGTCATCCAGCAGTACATCAAGGATCGCAACCCGTCTGCGTTGGAACGTGCGCTTCTCAAGGAAGCGTTGGTGGAGGGGCGAGAGACCATCACGCCAGAGTTCCGTCGTCAATTCATGCAGAAGATGGGCTTGTTTGACGAAAGCGGGAAGGCTGCTGCCGCTGTTGCAGACCCATGGAATCTTCCTGCGCCAAGCGAAGAGATCATCCGCAAGTACATGGAAAGCACAGGCCGTAAGGCCGACCCAACTTTGTCCGAGGAACTTCGCAAAGACTACTATCGTTCATTCAATGAATGGATTGCGGAGTCGGGCGCAGCTTGGATGACAAAGGAACTACAGAACCTTGTCCCCAAGACGACCTTTGAAAAGTTCCAGAAGGCAGTGCTTGACGGTTTGCGCAACATTTACCGTGCTGTCACTGAGGCACTTGGTATCAAGCCAAATGAAGGCGCTTTTGAGAAGCTTCTGCGTGAGGTCTACGGCAAGCGCATGGGAACTGCGCCTGCCAAGTCTTACGAAGCGACTCAGCGTAGTCAGAAAGACAAGCCTTACAAAGGGCAGATCATCACCCGTAACCTCGTTAGCGGAAAGTTCACCGACGCTGATCTAAGGTCCGTGGGCGTTGAGCCAACTGATGTTGACCGTAACGTCAGCGAACCTCCTGCTCCGACAGGTGCTGCCGCACAACAACCGACCAAGACCTACAACGACATCCGCTACGTTTTGGCTCCAAACGACAAGTCAATGACTGGACTTGTCGGCCGTATCCTTCGCAGCCTTACCGGAGCCAATCCGGGCGAGAGCTTCTCGCGGGCGCTTGCTCGTAACGTCGTCAACTCCAATATCCCCTTCCTTGAGCGCGAAGACCTTCGCAACCTTGGCAAGATGATTGAAGGTTTGATGAACTCAACAGGACGTGTCATGGGCACCGTCCTGATCTCCCCCATGGGATACAACCGAGTCAACAAGACTTTCTATTTCCACAGCGGCGCTGACGACAAATCGCTGAAAGATATCTTTGCAAGCATCGGCACGAAGAACGCCGAGCAGTTCCAGCTTGTTGCACTTGCTGCGCGTGAGCTTGCTCTGCGCAAGGACCGCAAGGTCTATGTCAAAGGAAAGAACGGGGAGACAATCCTTCCTGAAGCCTTAGGCAAGCTTACAAACAAAGACCTTCAGGACATCATCGACAGCGCCGACCCGGCCGTTAAGAAGGCGTTGGAGGAGTTCCAGAAGTTTAATGACAAGATGATTGAGATGTCCGTGCAGGCGGGTCTCATTCCTCGCAATCTTGCCGAACGCTTCAAGACGCTGATGTACACCCCGATGTACCGCGTCCAAGAACAAGCTTTGAAGGACGACCCCAACATTGGTTTGTTCAGCGGTATTCTCGATGCGTTGAAGGACCCGCAGGGTGTCACCGCGTACAAAAACAAGGTCGGCTCTCTTGAGACTGGTGCCATCAACGGCAACTTTTACGAGAACATCCTGCGTAACTACAACGCTATTGTCAGCGCAGCCGTCCGCAACGTCGCCTATCAAGAGACCGCAAATGTCTTGACGCGCATCGCGCAGAACGGTGGCGACACGACGATTGCCGAAGTCTTTGATAAGCCTAGTCAGGGAACGATTCAGTACCGCGTCAATGGTGAAGATCGGTACTTGAAGATTTACGACCCGTCCATGTTCCAAGCTATTGCGGCCCTATCTCCGCAGCAGAAGAACATGTTTGTCCGAGCGATGTCATGGTTCACGGACCTTCTGCGTAAGGGCGTGACGGCAACTCCCCCATTCCAGATTCGCAACTTGATCCGTGGTCTTGTCGAACTGAAGATCAAGACGGGTATGCCTGTCATGGAAATCCTTCGCGGCACACTTGCCGGTGCAAAGGACACATGGAGCAAGGGGGACGCTTACCGCGAAATCCTTGGCCAGACGGGCTTTGGTGGATTCGGCTTTGGCTCAGGGTCCGCGAACCAAGCTGCTTACTTGGAGCGACTCTACAAGTCTCGCGAACTGTCGTGGACGCAGTGGCAGAAGTATCCAAACGCTTTCATGCGTCTCTTCGATAACTTGGAAGCCTTTGGTGAAATCACCGAAATGGCTCCCCGTATCGCGTACTACAACTACTTGCGTCGCAACGGCATGTCCAAGAACGACGCGACGTGGGAGGCCGTGAACCTTGTCAACTACCACCGCCATGGTTCCGGCAACGGCATCCTCGGCAACGTGGTGTCCAACCTCATCCCTCTGACGCCGTTCCTTACGGCCCGTATCCAAGGCCTCTACCGCCTTGTTGAGAAGGGCACGGAGGGTGGCAAGGGCGCGTTTGGACGCACGTTTGAGAAGGAAGACGTGCTTGGTATTCCAAAGGCGATTTTGTCTCGCGGTATGATGGTCCTTGCTATCAATGCCATGGTCAACGCCATGTATGGCGACGACGATTGGTACAAGAAATTGACGGTGAAAGACCGCTTGTCCAACATGTATGTCAAGATCGGCGACACCATCGTTGCTCTGCCACGCGCGTTCGAAATTGGTGAGTTGTTTGGTGGTCTTCCGACACTGGCGTTCGACAGTATGCGCAAGCAGAGTGGTGAGGAAGTCACCCGCGGCTTCTTGGAGTTCCTTAGCAAGACGTTCTTGCTTGACCCTGCCCCGCAGTTTGCCAAGCCTCTTGCAGAACTCTACGCTAACAAGAACTTCTATACGGGCCTCCCGATTGAGAACCTGTCGGACAAGCGCAGTCCGAAGGAAGAACGCTTTGACGAGTATACCAGCAGCTTTGCGAAGATGGCGGGCCACGTTGGCAAGTATGTCGAGCTGTCTCCAAAGCAGATCGACACGATCATCCGTGGGTATCTCGGCACATCAGCGACCTTGTTCCTTGGAACACTTGACGCATTGCTAGGCACGGCTGGCACCAAGCCGCAAGGCGTGTTCGGCGACCCGAACAGCGTAGCAGGTGTGGCGGCTAACTTGTCCGGCGCGGCTTCAATCTTGAAGAACGAAAGCCAACTCAACAATAAATTTGTTGGCGACTTCTACGAGATTAAGCAGAGGGTCACTGAGATCGTGCAGTCCATGAATGACGCAGCCCGGCGCGGGGATGTTGAGACGATCAAAGCGCGCATTGAACAAATGCCTCAAGCAAAAGGTCTCTTCACGGCGTTTAATTCCGCGAACGAGCGTCTGTCACAAATCAACGGTCAGATGGATGCTATCCGGACTCGCAGTAATCTCACCGCAGAACAAAAGACGGACATGCTTGAAAAGCTTCGCAAGATGAAGGGTCAGATTGCCGAGCAGATGGTGACCGTTGCAGAACGGGTTGGTGTCACGCGATGACGAAGCATCCGATAAAGAGGAAGACAAAGCGAGCCCCCAGCCGTAAGTCTGGGGGTTCTGTCCTCGACCGCGCTATCGACATCATCAAATGGGTGGACAGTCCCTTCAAACTTTTTGTGGTGGTTCTGTTAGGAATCCTTGGACTAAGTGGTTGGATTGTCTATCAAAACCAAGACAAGCTGGTGACGCGGTTTGTCATGTCGGAACACATGCCAATTCTTGTCACAGATGAACGGATCGTTGGACTGTCAACAAACCTCATGCGTGACCTTCGTGCGGAAGCTGTTCTCGTCCATGAGATCAACTTGTCCAGTAACGCACGCATAACCCGCGTCGCTCTTTCGCATGAAGGGCGACATGCTCCATTGGAGGGAAAGAAGGGAGCATTCTTCTCCGGGTCTCCAGCCCGGAACCATGCGGCCGTTTCGATGCTAAACGGGGAGGTCCTCTGCGAGACGTTTGAAGCGTCTTCAGAAGCAGGGGAATGGTTTGTCTCGAAAGGAATTATCTTTGCCTGCCGGGGATCCATACCGCCTGAACAGGGCAGTATGGTGGGCTATCTCAGTATTGGGTTTAAGTCTGTGCCCAAGGATATCACGGCGACAAAGGCACGGATTAACCAAACAACCCGTGAGCTTGCGAGATGATCCATGGACCCCGTAACAATCAGTTTGGTGTTCGGAGCGGCTAAGACTGCATACGAGGCCATTAAGACTGGCATCAAGATTGGCAAAGAAATTCAGGGTATGGCTGGCGACGTGGCCAAGCTATACGGTGCAGTTGGAACCTTAACTAGACTTGCAGCGGACCCGCCAAAACCAAAGATGTTTTCTAAGGTCTCGGCTGAAGAGATGGCGATGGACATCGTCGTCAAACGCAAGCAAGCTGAGGAGTGGTTCAACCAAGTCAAGAATGAGTTTGTCTCAGTTTACGGGTTACGGGGATGGCAAGAGGTCGAAAGGGAACTAGTCCGTATTCAGAAAGAGCAGAAGGCTGCGCGCCTGAAAGCGAAGAAAGAAGCGGAAGAGTTTGCAAGGGAGATGACGATCATCTTGGTTATCGGCGGAGCAGTTCTGGCGATCATCGTGGGGATCTTTGTGGTGGCACTAACTTTCTAAGGAGCACGGACCATGGACCTTCTAAAAACCTTTGGCCCTTTGCTAGGCCAAGTAGCGCCTACCCTAGCCACGGCACTTGGTGGCCCTCTTGCTGGAGTCGCAGTGAGGACTCTATCCAATGCCCTTCTCGGCCACGAAGGTGGAAGCGAGGACGAGGTGAAGCAGGCGCTTGAGGCCGCAACACCGGAACAACTTGCCCAGATCAAACAAGTCGATGCGAACTTCAAAGTCCGTATGAAAGAGTTGGACATCGACCTTGAACGAATCGCATCGGGTGACCGGGACAGCGCCCGCAAGATGCAGATGGCTAACAACGATTGGATTCCACGTCTGCTCGCCGTGATGATTACCGTTGGTTTCTTCGGCATTCTTGTCTGGATGCTGATGAAGGGGATGCCGCAGACCGGGACAGAGGCTCTGTTGATGATGCTCGGCGCTCTCGGCACGGCATGGACGGGTGTGATCAACTTCTACTATGGTTCAAGCGCAGGTTCGAAACAAAAGAACGACCTGCTTGCACAGAAGGATAAGTGAGATGGCGGCGGAAAACTGGGAACAGTGCTTTGCGATGGTCCTCAAACATGAGGGCGGCTATGTGAACCACCCGAAAGATCCGGGCGGCATGACTAACCTTGGCGTCACAAAGCGCGCTTGGGAACAGTATGTCGGCCGTGAGGTTGACGAGGCGACAATGCGAGGCCTCACACCTGAGAAGGTGAAGCCGTTCTACAAGGCGATGTATTGGGACAAGATCAAAGGCGACCAGCTTCCATCCGGTGTGGACTACGCAGCTTACGATCTGGCCGTGAACTCCGGCGTCGGTCGTGCTGCCAAGTATCTGCAACAGATTGCAGGCGTTCCAGCAGATGGGGTCATTGGACCAAAGTCCATGGAAGCTATTCTTGCTTGCGATGCAGCGGAGACAGTCGACGCAATTTGCGACCGTCGCTTGGACTTCCTAAAGGCCTTGCCGACATGGGAGACATTCGGCAAGGGCTGGGGCCGTCGCGTTGCTGACGTTGAGTCCAAGGCCAGCGAGATGGCCAAGGACTAGATCAACCACTCTTTGTAACCTTCCTTCAAAACCTCCGTGGCCACGTTGATTTTATCGCGTAGGGCACGGAGGATTTTTTCATCCACTGTTCCTTCCGTCACGATATCAATATATGTGACGTTGTTGCGCTGACCGATTCGGTGAGCGCGATCCTCACTTTGCAAACGCACTTCGAGATCATAATTGTTCGAGAAGTAAATCACGGTGTGAGCCTCTGTGAGGGTCAGGCCGTAACCACCTGTCCTTGGCTGACCAACAAAGAAGCGAAGCGGATGATCCGGGTCTTGGAAATCTTTAACCATTTGCTGACGCTGCTCCGGCGTCGTCTCTCCGTAGTACGTCCCAACGGACTCCGGACCATACTCCTTGGCCAACGCACTTTTAATCATCTGGATATCGTAGGTGTAGTTCGCCCAGATAATGACCTTGCCATCAACCTCTTCGAGGGCAGCGAGCAGTTCGTCAAACTTGTCCGACTTCATCTCTATGACCGTACCGTCGTCGGCCTTGAAATAACCGGAACAGATTTGTTGCAGCCGGAGGATTTGCGTCAATACGTTCTGCGCTGTGAGCGTCTTACCCTCCAGCTCTGCAATCGCGGCCTTCTTGACACGCATATAGATAGTCGCTTGTTCATCCGTGAGTTGGACCATGCGCTTGGTGTAGACCTTTTCGGGGAGGTCCAAGCAGTCCTTCTTCAGAATGCGGAACGAAAACTTGTCGAGACGCTCCGATAGCTCGTTAAGGTTTTGGTAACCGACGACCTGATTGAACGAGTGCGTTCCAACGCTGCGCTTCATCAAGCGACAGTACCGACCTTGGAACGAGTAGAAGCTGGAGAAACCCAACAGCCACTCGTCCAGAAACGCACACTGTGTGTACAAGTCCATCGGTGTCTTGGTGATGGGCGACCCCGTCATAATGCGACGGTGCGTTGCAGCCTTACCCACCTTAATGATGTTCTTGGTGCGCTTGGCTTTGCCGTTCTTGATGGTGGTGCTTTCGTCCACCGCCATGAGAACCTTGCGAGATTTCAAGAACTTGGTGGCAAAGGCGACGCCCTTGTCCGTCGAGAAGGCTTCAATATTCATCACGACAATCTTCAAGTTCTCGTCGTCACGAAATGCTTCCGCAAGATGTTCTAGGTTCTTCTTGGACGTTGCTGGATTCCAGACAATCACATCGTGAATGATGTGTTCCGGCAAATGCTTAGGCAGTTCGATTGTTTCCCAGTTCTTGTACACACCTTTAGGTGCGATAACGAGAAGGCCTTCAATCGTTCCGCGATCATAAAGCATAGCCACAGTGTCAATGAGAATCTTTGATTTGCCTGTGCCCATCTCGGCAAACAGCGCAAATTCTTCTTGTTCCCAAGACTTCCTAAGTGCATCAGCCTGATGCTGATACGGTTTCATCTTGAACTTGTAACGATCAACGATGTCCATGATCCATTGCCCTTTCTGTCGGCAGGGTGGATAAGATAGACGAGGAAAAAGTTTTTTGCAACCCCGCTTGACAGCCACCGGGTGATTCGAGTTAGGATGCGTGCGTCGAACGGGAGAAAGCCGTGACTGTTTACATTACACAAGAAGTGCGTGGCCGCGATCTGTCAGATGCTCTGACATTTGGTGACCTCGACATCCTGATCCCTGCAAAGGATCAGGTTTCTCTTTCTGCCATGCCTACGCTCCGTCGCATGGAACGTAAGCTGGCAAAGTTCACGTCCGACGACTACCTGATGCTTTCTGGTGATCCCGTCTGCATTGGGGTGGCATGTGCTTTGGCTGCGCTCGCTAACAACGGGCGCTTCAAAGTGCTGAAGTGGGATCGTCTTGAAGAACGGTACTATCCAATTGAAGTGGATTTGTACCACAGCACGAGGAGATAGAAAGTGGACCTCGAAGAAGCAGCAATGCAATTGTCGCAAGTCGACAACAACGATCTCAAGCAGGTTGCGGCGCTTGTGCGTCAGCAACTTATCTTGGAGCAACGTGTAGAAGATCTGACCGCCGAACTGAAGAAGGCGCAACTAGATCTCGCACATGTGTCTGGTGAAGCTTTGCCTGCCGCCCTAGCAGAAC